TGCTCTGGACGGTACAAAGCATGATATCACCATCAATATAGCCCTCACCGTAACAAAGACCTACATTGTCCATGCCGCAGGTTTTAGTAAGGAAATCATAACTTTGTGTGAGTAGTTGTTTTGCGTTAAAAAGAAGCACCATCTTCCTCCCAGCCAGTGCTTTTACTAATCCGGCCATAATAAGCGTTTTTCCTGAGCCTGTAGGGGATTTAATGATTCCACGCATATCCCTCAAGCCGCGCTCAATTAGCTCTTTTTGGTAGTCGTAGTAGGTAAAGTCCCCAATTTCGTAGTTTTGAGGAGTTTTTGAAGGCGCAGACGGTTGTTGGTGAATAATTTCAGGAGTACAATCAATCTTTTTAAGGTCTTCTAAGACTCGATTTAGGAGTCCAGTGCGAAAAGTACCGTTTCTTGCAATAAAGTGTACATTTCCATCCCATTGTCTGCGCTTATACGCTGGGGAATACTGATATCCGGGTGCTTTTTCAGAGTATAGCCTATATAAAGCGTCCAAGATCTCTGGATTATCAGTCTCTATCTGTGAATTTAGTGTATCTACTAGGATTTTCATCAGACTATTATAGAATATATCTCTCTGATGAAATAGGAGTATTTTATGACCGAACAACAACCCCCTAAGCCTCAAATGCCTCAAGAGCAACTTAACAAGCTCTCTGAACAGCAAATTATTGATGACATTCTGAAGAATGCCCCTACGCAAGATGAAGTAGAAGTAGAACTTCCTTCTAAAAATAGATTTTATAAACTTCAAGATCCGGCCAAACCAATCACTCTTCGTCCTATGACGTTTGATGATGAGAGAAAGATGGTTTCCAACAAGAATGTTAATGTTGATGTTCTTAATATCCTTCTGGGTCGGTGCGTCTCAAACATTGATGTAGGTTCCTTGCTCCAAATGGATAAGCTTTTCTTGGTTATGAAGCTTAGAGAAATCTCTTATGGAGAAGAGTACACTGCTAACATCAACTGTAGCAATTGTAAGCGCGACAATACTGTTAAGTTTCAACTTAACCAGCTTCCAGTCAACTTTGTTGATGATGAGATGACTAACCCGTTATCGGTGGACCTTCCCGTCCTTCAAAAAACTATTAAAGTTAGGTTACCTAGAGTGGCTGATGAGGGGTACTTCACCAACACGGAACATGCTATCCAAAACTTGTGGAGATTCGTCGAGGAAATTGACGGCCACACTGAGAAAAGTGTAATCTCTAAGGTTATTCCCCAGCTTCCTCTGAAGGATGCTCACGCACTGTTTAATGCCATGTCTTCTGATGATTACGGTATTGACACAAAAGTTCGCTTTGTATGCAAATATTGCAGCCATAATGAAGTGATGGAGTTGCCAATCACGGCTGATTTTTTTACCGGGAAATAGCGGGATCTTTTAATTTAAAAGATCTCCTATACGAAGCCTATATACTTGTGAAACACTGTCGGTTTACCTATGCCGATGTAAAAGAGATGGCTAAAACTGAAAGAGCCGTCTTCATCGAGTTTCTCACAAAAGAAATAGAAGAGCAGAACCGTGCAAATAAACAACACAGTAGTCGTAGATAGAGGAAATCGCCCTAATGTCAACCAAAAAGTAGGTCTTCGTACTTATTTTATCAATGATGGAGCCTATATTGACCCCTATGAGATTAGCGGCGTATCTATTTTTCCTCTCAACAAAACTTTAACTCCTAAGTCGGTTGTAGGAGCGGATGGGATAATTACCGCTGTCCCTGACATGCAGTTCGGAGCTTCGGGAGCTACTAGACCTGTTGGCGCGGCAGACTCGTCATCTTTTGATGTAAGTAATTACGTCCCCGCCACCACTGCGAGCGGAATTTACCGCATCAAGCAGGGGGAATATGTAGTTGTCTTGGATGGAACACTCAATCTGTCCGGGTTTGATTCCTATGAAGGAAGCACTGTCGGCAACAGTGCTTCTAGCGTAGGCAAATATGTTGATATGTGGACGGTTAAGTTAGCTCAAGCTTCTGACTACCAAGTATTCACTAATAATTTTGATCTAAACGAAGATACTTTCTTCACTTTCACCGAGCCACTTCTCCTGACTACGAGTAATAAGCTTATGAATAAGCATGTGCGGCTTGGGGAAAAGGTGGATCTAAAGCTGTCTACGGAAACTACTATCCAAAACGAGGATATTCTTCACTCGGTACAAAATATCTTTAAAGACTCAGTAATCACTAGTGCTACGGTAGAAATTAGAAAGGTAAATCAGGATCTTCATTTTGATGGCCCCTTCACCGTCTCATCGTTTGCGGAGTCTGCGGCGACTGCCACTAATCAACCCGTTACCATTACTCAAGACAACACTATTATCTTGAACTGGGACACCACATCACTAAAGAATTTAAGCTCGTTTCAAAATGGAACTTTCGGAAGTCTAACAGGAACTTATAGTGTGCAAGCAAAGTATACCTTGCTAAATGAACTAATCATAAGTCCGCTGTTTTATCTCACAGTGTCGTAAGGAGGTGATTCATGAGATAGTCGTAGTTGTACTCTTTGGTACGAAGTGCGACAAATCCGCTTAAGTCGATGCCCCGCATAAGGGCATCATTCCAATCTTTAACTTCCGAAGGAGGGTGGCAGATGTGCAAGTCTGCCATCCTTTTTATACGTCTAAGGTAATCAAATTTATTTACCCCCCGTTTCCCCGCATCATCATTATCGTAGCCGATAATAATTTTACCCTCAAACTCTTTCAAAGCTTCTACCTGAATCTCCGATACCGAAGACCCCATCGTACAGGTAGCGTTAACCCCTTTAAGTTGCAGCGAGATAGCGTCAAGAGGGCCTTCGCACACCACCACATGATCTCGTTCCATATCAAAAGGATAGAGGACATGGGAGGACTTAGGCCAACCCTCTGCTGGGTTTAAGTATTTAGGGGTCTGATCACTCAAAGAACGCGCCTGAAAGTAAAAAATTTCGCCATCTTCTTCAAAAGGGATAATCAAGCGACCAGCGTAGCGTCCCTTTCTAGAGACGTAGTACTTGGATTCTCCAGTCTCTAGGTTAAATAGCTTCCTCTCGTAGAGAAAGGTCCACGCCTTAAGCACCAGAGGATTCTCAGAATCATGGTCATCGAGCGTTACTGATGTAAGGGCGAGGTCAAGGTCAGCCGCTGGCTGCTGCACTGGCTTTTTAGGTTCTAAGTTTTTAGTGAAGTTACCGTCAAGCTCCTTAAAAAGAATTTCGGACTCAGCTTGATTGTAAGTCATACCTTCTAGGTATGCGTAGATCTGGATGAAGTTTCCTTTATTCCCAGTCTTAAAACATTGCCACAGACCACTATCTAAATTGACACTCATGTGACGCTTGTAGTCATCGGTGACAAAAATGGACGGAATGATCAACTCCCTATCCCCAGAGGATAAACGGGAATCTTCGTTGAACTTCTCCGTCAGGTAGTCTCTAATAAACTGAGGTGCTATAATGTTCATAAATACTATTTCAGAATCCAAATCCAAGACATTCAAGGAATGTCAGCTTAAGTATCGTTTTCGGTATGTTGATCGAATTAAGGAAGAGAGGGTTAATACTGACCCACTTCACTTTGGGTCGTACATCCACAAAATCTTTGAAGATGGCTACCAAGCGACAACGCTCGCGCAGCTTACTGTTATAGCCGAGAACGTCAAAAAAGACTACACCTTCTCGGAAAGTTATAATCCGAAGATCAAAGTATGCTTGGAGAACTTCCTAAGATTCAATGCGTCTCTTTCAGAAACCGTCTCAACCGAAATGGTTTATGAGATTGTACATGACGCTGATAAGGATATTAAACTCAACGGTATCATTGACCGTGTGATTAAGGGTAAGGACGGAGGGTACCTCATCATCGACTACAAGACCTCTAAGCGCGAACTCAGCGAACTGGACATGTATCAGGATAGGCAGATGATGGGCTACGCATACGCTATCCATAAGAAGCTGGGGGTCTCCCTAGACAACATCGTAGTGGCGCACTACTACCCGCTGACCAATAACTTCGTCACTTGTAAGTATTCTCCCAACCAGATTAAGCAGTATATCCGTGAGAAGGTGGATCAGATCTGGAAGATCCGCAAGATGAAGAAGCCTGACTTTAAGGCTATGCAGAATCAGTTCTGCAACTGGTGTGGGTATAAAGACCTATGCCCTGAGTTCAACGCTGGGTCTGTGTGTGAGGAGAGGCTAGTGTTAGCCAAGTCCAAACAACGGACCAAAAAGAAGAACTAACGCGCCAGCTAGGCACAGTACCCTAAAGCCTAGCCACCACACGCACCCAATGAAGGTGCCTAGAGAGCCTAACGAATTAACGATATGCTCTGCAATGAGGTAATCAAAGATCTCATTTCTGTCGTGGTTTGTCATTGATGATCAAAGGGTAGTATATAAGTATGTCGATAGAGACGAAGAAGTTATCTACTTGGTCACCTGAGTACCTACACTTCTTCGTCAAGTAATTATACAGACTACTTAATTTAATAACTTTCTGTTTGCTTAGGGATTCAAGTATTTTAATCTGAAAGTGCTTTATAAACTTCTCAGAGTACTTATATCTCCACTTCTCTACAAAGTCCTTGTGTAGAGTAAAGTTAATCAAATCCATAAAGTCTATTAAATCAATATCTGTATTCATATTTATTATATTATAAGGCTGATGCAGAGATTTTCAAAAGAAACTCAAGATTTTTTAGGAGCGACAAAGAACAACAAAAAGCTCCTCTCCATGATCCCACCCAGTGCAGACAGGATGGTTCCGGGAGAGATTATTATATTCAGGTATTATTTAGGGGTTGGTCCCGGTAGTAGAGGGCAAAGAGTGGCTTTGATTGTTAGATCCCGTAGAGGAGATGGGGTAATTAAAGGCAGAGAGGGGAATTTAGTATCTTGCTTTAAACTTAGTGGAAATTCTGAGGACATCGTAGCAGCTATCGTAGAGAACCTATATAAGAAGAGACGCAGAGCTTCATACTACGGAAAAATAAAGCAAAGTCTAGTTAAGTTATTAGGAGTCGATAGCTATCGCACCTACAAACTCACCCAAATGAAGGATATTTTTAAAGTATCTTTGAAGTAAGTAATGTCCGAAGAAACTGACGCAAATCTTGAAAAAGCTATAAACAATTTAGTTACCGCTATGGGTTCCCTGAATACCCATAACGAGGCTATGTTGAAGCAATTAAAAGATAATGAGGAGGCTATTAAGGATAATGGCACAGGAAAGGAAGGAAGAAGAGGAATCCTTGCTGCTGCTAAAGCTATTCCCGGTGTAGGGCGACTAGTAACTATGGGGTCAGACCAGATTACGTCTGCCATTAGAGAAACTAATAAGATTCAAACAGAAGCTATCGGCAGGGGACTCCAGCTTGCCAACTATACTCAGATGTTAGCGGACAGCACAACCTCGATGACCGCAGGATTAACAGGGTATGGTGATCAATTAGGAGCCATGGTTGCCCAGTTCGACGGCGGTATGAGGCAGAATGTTGAAGCGACCCGCAAGTTAGCTATTTTTACTCAGGCTACAGGTGGTAGTTCCAAGAAGATGATGAAGGATATGAGGGCTCTAACTAAGGGTACTGGCTTATCCGTAGAGAAGGAAGAACACCTCTCGAATACTATTATTGGATTAGCTAGAACTTTTAACATGACTGGAGATGAGATTGTCTCCACCATGAAAGGGTTGTCGCAAAATATGATGATGCTTAAATCAATTGGCATCGCCCCAGAGATTCAAGAAGCCACTGCGGCTTTAGGTGCAATGATGGGGCCGGGAATGGGTGGTGCTGCTGCCGACTTTGCCAACCAATTGTTATCTGTACAAGGTGAGGCTACGGCTGCGGCACTCGGTATTGTTGAAGAGCGTAGAAAGTTATTATCAGGAGAAGGTGATGCAACGGAACTTCTAACCCAAGCTATGCGAAAAGCGGGGAGTAGTATTAGCAGCCAAATGGAAGGTCTTGATGGTGACGCTCTAGTGCGACAGTTCTCAGCCTTTGAAGGGATATTTAGCAAGGAGATGATGAACTCCGTTAACATGGTTAAGGCTTTAGATGCGAACGCCAAAATCATGAACAAAAATGTTGGGGAAATGACTCAGGCTGCTAAAAATAACACCGTTGCCAGTGAGATTGTCGCAGAAGACATTAACAGTTGGGGTAACTTAATATCCGTTTCATTTAGTCCTTTAGTTGATGCTGTTGTCGCTGTAAAGGAAGCTTTGTTCGGATTTATACAAGAGTTTCCGAAGGCATCAGTAAATATTGTCAGAGCTTTGGGTGCCTTGGGGTTGATCATTGCCGCAAGAGGTGCAAAGAATTTAGGGGGGAAACTATTCGGCAGCGGAGGAGGAGGCGCAGGTAAAGCTGCTGGAGGTGCTGCTGGAGGTTTAGGTAAGGGTATGGGCAAGGGGCTCATCGGACTAGGCCGAGGTCTTAAAGCCATTGGTTCTCCCGCAGCCATGAGGGGCGCAGTAACTATTGGACTTCTTGCTGCTTCGTTAGGTGTGGCAGCGTATGGCTTTGGTCAATTTGCTAGTGTAGACTGGGAAGGTATTGGTAAGGGTACAGTGGCATTAATGGCGTTAACGGCTGTTTCCTTCGTCATCGGAAAGATAGCGGGTCAACTTATTCCCGGAGCAGCAGCAATTCTTATTCTCGGTGCTTCCCTAGTTCCCTTTGCGTTTGCGTTGAATCTTATGAAGGGGGTTGGTTGGGGAACCTTCTTTATGTTAGGAGCAGGACTATTAGCACTTACTGTTGCTACTGCTGCGGTGGGGGCTATTATGATGAGTGGTGTTGGGGCTGTTGCTATTTTGGCAGGAGCCGGTGCGTTTGCTATCCTAGCTGCTGGCCTTATTCCCTTAGCATATGCTATGAATTTAGCAGTGCCGGGACTTGAGCAATTGGGAGTAGTTTTAGCTACCGTTGCGACCGTTCCTCTTGCCAACTTAGTTCTTCTTGGACCAGCCCTCATCGGGATGGCCGCTGGATTTGCGGCCCTTAGTGCTGGGGGATTAATTGGCAGTGTTCTCGACGGGTTGGGAAGCCTCTTTGGTGGAGACAGCCCAGTAGAGAAGCTTGTCAAGATGGGCGATGCAGCCGAACATATTAACAAGTTGAATGGTTCTCTTGAAACTCTCCCAGAGCTATTAGATGCGACTCTCCAAAAATTAGGTGAAATTTCGTTAGATCCGTTTAATAAATTAGCGGAAGGTCTCGCAATACTTAAAACAAGTCTCGACCAGTTCACTGTACTGGATATGGCTAAGTTTGCTTTGTTCGGAGGGGTTCTTAAAGGTGCGCCCACCAGCAAGGCCAGCGGAGGAGGGGGAGGAAAAGTTGTGGTGGCCGCTCCGGGGCTAGAAAATAAGTTTGATAAGTTTGCTGGAAAGTTTGAGTTCTCAGGACATGTTAGGAGGGGGGAAGTAACCAATGCGAGGATGATCGAAGGTGACCCCGCTCAAGCCTTACATAATGAAAGATTAGACCTAGCCAGACATCAAGCAGATAAAGACAGACGCGAACGACATGGGAGACACATAGGAGCAGAAATTTCTCAACGCTTTATCGAAGCTACGGAAAAAAATATTTTAATCTTGGAAGAGATCAACGATAACTTATCTGGAGCTAATCAACAACGTGCCGCTGGAGTTAAGGTTAAACCCGAGTCTCGTCCCATGTCGATGGGATCTGGTCGAGTAGGCACTGGAGAATTTTAGGAGATAAACTATGGTATTACCCACAGGACCAATGTTACCCCCGGAGGCCCCATGGAATGGCGGAACCCCTCTAGGATCTAATCAACAAACCCAATCAATCGAACCTAATACTTACTATAAAATATTTAGAAGTAGGTATCTGGATCAAAGATCTAGAATCTCTTTTCATTATCCGGGAGCTAATGCTGATGGAGAAGAAACCATCGTCTTCTTACCGTTTTATGAAAACCCTACTATTACTGAGAGCCAAGCTGCAAACTATGGAACTTACAACTTAGTTGGCAGAAGTAGTTCCTTGTATTCCTATCTGGGTTCGGCTTCTCGAAAAATAAAAGTATCT